GCAGGTCGCGTAGAAGGCCACACGCTGCTCCATCATCGTAGCATGGCAACAATGGAGCTGAGCACCACCGCCATGAAGCCGACCACGCTCAGGAACACCAGCCCGGCGCCCCCAGAGGTCTCGCACGCCTTCAGGGCGATGGTCTGGAGGTCCAGTCGGTGGAACAGGATACGTCTGGTGAAGTGCACGACGACGATGCCACCCACGACAAGGGCGACAGTCATCAGCAACGGGGAGAGTTCAGGGTGGCCCGTGGCGCTGGGCGCCACGGCATCCAACGCAAAGAGCAGGGCCAGAAGCGCCAGCAGAAGGGTCGGGCGCGTAAATTCGCGGTGGAGTAGCAGAAGAAAAGACTTCATGGTGAGTGGCTCCTAATGCCAATGTTTCGAGAAAAACTCAGCGACCTGCTTGACCCACTCTATGATGCTGTCGCCGAACAGCAGAGACATGAGACCCGCACCACCCACGGCTGCGACGTGCTTGCTACGCACGCGCGGTGTCGGTGGGCTCCCGTCAGGTGTTTCCACAGCACTGACGCGGGCGTGGAGGATGGCCATCGCCGCTTCGTTCAGCTTATGGCGCTCCTCCAGCATCTCACGCCACTCTTCCTCATTGTGGGCATGCGCCCCAAAGCCCGTGGAGAGCTCCGTGACCTGCTGAGACAAAGCGTCAAGCTTTAAGCCGTCCGCAGTGCGTTGCCGCATCCCCTCCTTCATGTAACCACGTAGCTCCCCAAGGAGGAGCATGTGGTCAGCTTCAATGCCCATTTCGTGTCCCCTGTTAGGGGCTGCGGCCTCAGTACTTCGCAGCCCCGTTGCCCAATCAAGTTCCAGCAGGATAAGCAGGAACGTTCGGAAGAGCTGTGCTGGTGGTATCCGTGCCGTTGACGATGGCCCGAAGCGCCACCACATAGGCCGTCCAGGCAGCCGGGACAGCCACCCCAGCAACGACGCAACGAATGATGGTCCCGCTGGAGCCAGTCACTTTGTCCATCGCATTCTGAGCTGATGCCACGAGGGCAGCATGGATGGCGGATGGATTGACAGCCTGCGCTGCAGTGGCTGACTCATAATCAGGATATGCCACCTCGTCTGCATCAATCGGGCATCCATCGTCAAAAGCTCGGATGCCGCCCTGTTGGTTTAGCGCAAATCCTTGAGTAATTGTATCAGTCATCACAGGTTATCCTCCCACCCGATGCAGGTTATCACGCTCGTAACAGATGTAATCCAATAGATGTTGGTGCTTTCTAGCGTCAGGCTTCCCTGCGCGTTACCTGCGGAAGACGGGTAGTTGCTTATGAATGGCGGGTTTGTTGCGCTAGAATACGCTCCGTAGCTGTTACTCGGAGCCACCATAGTCACACCGGCACCTGATGAGGTAAAAACCCCAAAAGTAAGACGCGATGCTGTTGGCGGAACAAACCCACCAGTTGCTATCGCAACCCAAGTCGGTGTGTTTTGATTTCCCGCTGTGCCACTCGCCATCTGGGGCAAAGCCGTCAAATTGGCCCCGCCGTTGACGTATTGCACCTGCCGTCCATATTGGAGCGTCCCCAGAAGAATAGCCGTGGCACCCGTCCGCACCGCGCCGATACGGGCATTGAACGTGTAGGTGCTGGGCTTGGTGGGGGCGGTCGAGGAAATCGAGATATAAGCCGTTGGCGTGCCGCCTGGGGTGCATCCAGCCCAAACGTGATACCAGGATGTCGCAGCCAAAGAACCCGTATCAAGACCACCAGCGCCGCTGGTGCCGGTAGCGATAGACTGGCTGAACCCGATGACGGTGATATAGTCTCCGCTACCATCGGCAAGCGTAAGACTGTCGGCTGTAATAGTGATCGCAGACGAGGATGTGACCGTGATCTTTAGGTTCTTGAAATTCCCCTGCATGGAGGATGAGACAACCGGCTGAGACGCCCGCTGATAATCGATAACCTCCCAATTTCCAGACCCAAGGTATTGGACCTGCATTGTATCCCCAGCCGCAACGGCAATATTTGCCTTTCCGGGCAGGATCATCGAAGTTGAGTTGTAGGTTAGCGTCAACGCGCCTACAAAAGTCAGGGTGTAGACAGGGCCGGCGACACCAACCGAGCTTCCAAAGCTGGTGATTGTCGTGGTGCCTGTAACGCTCACGCTGGTCGAAAACGCCGTGCCCAGATCGACAGTGGAAGCAGACGCAATCGTGCTAATGCCAGAGCCAGCCGGGCTAATCGACACGTACAGAGCGCCGCTGTTATTGGTGAAGACCGTACCAATGAAGCCCTTGGGAATGGTCGCGCCAGCACCAGCCGAGCCGCCGTTGATCGTGTCGCCGGCATTCGTGGCAATAGTAGCCGCGCCGCCTTCAGCGAAGATCGTGGCGACGAAATTAGAGCCTAGAACCGTGCTCTGCGCAAAGGTGTAGGTGACGGCGGCAGTGTTGACGTAATAGGTGCCCGTGTTCGAACTGGCCACGCTCTGGGCGGTCGAGACAACCTTAGTCGTGCTGGCCATGCTGGCCACGCCGTCGAGCTGGAACTGCGTACCGTCGTAGCGGAGCTGGACCAGGTCACCGATTTGCAGCTCGCCACCCGTCAAGGCTGTGGGGCCGCTCGCACCGTCTTTGTACAGGTTCTTGGCTGGCAGAGCCGAGATAGCCACCGTAGTGGCTCCGGTGTTCGCTGCCGTGACCAGGAACACATACGCCATTTGGCCCGTGACCAGGGTCGTGACCGCCGGAGACGGGGTCAGCACGAGGGCATTCGCTGTCCCGCCCGCGGAGCCGCAGTAGACGGTGCTTTGCGGCGCATTGGCCGCGACCAGGGTGATAAGCGCGTTGGTGAAGTTCGTTGTCAGAGCCGCCAGGTTGCCGTCATCCAGCACACTGGTGTTCAACTCAGTCGAGATGAACGTGGCCAGCGCGGCGGCCATCATGGACGACTGGCGCGCGACCTTGTTGAACTGCGTGGACTTGGCCAGACCAGAGGTGTAGCCGTTGACAAGCGTACCCCCAGTCCCCAGGTCGGTCAGAAATTGAGCCTGACTCTCGACGTTTGCCCCTGAGCCGTTGGCAAAGGGTTGGTAGTCTACCACGTTTGTCATCAATGATGCTCCTAGTTAAACGTGCCGAAGGCGCCGACATCGAAGCCCGCGATCGCGGCGCCTTCGGCGTCGAAGCCAAAGAACGGGGTGTTCGCCAGCGTTGGCGTGACGTAGTTGCGGACACCGACCCCAGCCGCGCGCAGATTGAGATATCCACCTTCAAACAAGGCGAGGGTGACGGCGTCAGGAGACGGCCCCAGCAGGCCCATGTAGATTGACATGTCGCAATTGTCTTGGATAACGACCTGGTAGCCTGCCGTCCCAAAGACCACGGCCCAAGCGGCGTAGGCCCGAGGCACAGTGCCGTTCCACGAGTTTGCCACGATCGTCGCCCGAAGCAGCGTCTTGTAGGCGTCGTCAGCCAGTGACGTCTGGCCACTCGTCGGGTCGTACGGGCCCTGCCAAGTGCCTTGGTCCAGACCGACGCCTGAGGTATCCAGCGCGAAGTACACCCCCGTGAGTGGCGTAGTGAGCTGCCGTGGCCGACCGATCCACTGGCCGAGGACGTCGAGCTGGGTACCACAAGCCGCGTCGAGGTCGTAGGCCTGCTGCATCGCGTTCATGGTCGCCTGAAGGTCGACCGCCGGTTGGACCTGCGCCGTGATCATAGCCATGAAGTTCGGCTTGTCGTTGTGCTCGCTCGTGATGAGGCCGGTGTAAGCATTCATGTTAGTGCACCGTCAGGCTGATGTTACTGACCGAGCCCTGCGCAGCGGCGTTGAACGCAATCGCGACGTCTGACGCTGCAAGACTGCTGAGTGAGGTTCCGATCGTGATCGCGGTGACGTCGTAGGTGGCAGAGAGCGCGTCGAGCTGAGCCTGCGTCACGGAGGCGCCAGACGGGAGCACACCTGAGGCCTGCATGGCCGCCGACACGGCTGCAATGGCCGCGGTCCCTGAGAGGTTCGCTGGGCCCCACAGACGGCCGAGGTAGCAGTTCACACCGATGCCAAGACCGGCGATATACAGAGCCAGGGCCTCCTGAATGTAGGTGCCGGTGGTCGAGACGTACCCAGTCAACGCCGTCAGCGTCACCGACGCATAGATCGGGGTCTCAGCCAGAGCGTAGAAGTTGATTACGACTGGCACGCCAATCGGGTCCAGGACCGTGACCGACGTCGAACCGTAGGTGCCAGTGCCCTCGGACTTCACGGCCTCAATTGTCTGTGCAATGGTCGTGATGTTCCCGCCCTCAACCACGGCCGAGATGTTGTGCGCCGGAATGCCGTGCGCATCAGTCGCCGTCGTGCTGTTCTCGTACACCAGGTACCGACCAACGCCAGAAAGATCCCCGATGGCCCCACTGATCGACTGCAGAGGCGTGACGGCCGCTACCGACGTGGAGACTGACTGGCGCTGGCGCAGAGCGGCATCTTGCTCGACAGCGGCGCCAGGAACCGAGGCGCTTGAGTTGCTGGCGCTCTGCCACCCGAGGGTCGGGGTGTAGATTGCTCCGGCGTTCGACGCCGTGTTGATCGACAGGGCCGCGATGCTGATGGCCCCCTGATCCTGGGCCGTGGCGGTGACCGTGATTGACCCGCTCGAGGGGATAACCACCGAGGTCGGCAGGTTCCATAGGTTCTGCGAGACATCCTGCACCACGCCATTGGTGATGATCGTGCCAGTCTGCCCGATGCACGTCACGGCTACGGTGCTGTACGACGGGACCTCACGGGCCAGCCCATTGATCTTCACCAAGGACGACAGCTGGGCGCCCTGTGCGTAGGACGGCGAGAACGAGTTGAAGACGTTGATCGCCGTCTGATTGCAGTCATTGACCGCCGAGGCGAACACGGCCAGCATCTGCCCATCCTGGCTGTCGGGCGTCAGGATGGCATCGGAGCCGTAGATGTTCCAGTACGACGCCTGCAGGCTGGCGAGGATGTCGGAGTACGACGGTGCCGAGATGCCGGTATTGGTGATCTGCGCCGCGAGGGTTGCGAGTGGATAGACGGTCATGCGAGAACTCCCGAGATGGTGGTGAGACCGTAGATCGTGTCCACCGTCAGCTCGACGGAGAGCGACCGAGTGGTCGTGTTCAGGATGCTGGTATACGACACAATCGCTGCCACGCCCTGGGTGTCCAAGACCCTGGCTTGGATAGCGAGATCGTATGAACCCTGCGTGCCCTTGCCAAGAATGTTCTGGTAGTAAGGGGTGCCCTCGGTGGTATCCAGGAACCACTCGCCAGTGAAGAGCTTAAGGCGGGTCAGGATCAACTGGCCCACGGCCTCGGGGCTGTTCACAAGGAAGTTGGCACTTCCTTGGCCGAGTGTGTAATCGCCGTTGACATCTAGAGCTCGGTACCTCATCCCGTGGGTCCTCCAGAAGTGCCACCAGACTGAACGCCTGTGTGCACGTGTGTCTTCAAGTCAATCCCATCCGCGGAGACGTTACCGCTGGTAACAACGATGTTGCCAGTGATCTGGGCCGACGTTGACCCTCCAGAGCCGACCATTCCACTCTTGTAGGTGAATAGGCCGTCGACGATCATGGCGCCAGTGCAGTGGGTGATGGGCGTGTTAAGGGTCACGCTTACGGGTGCCGTCACCGTGACGGTCATGGCGCCGGCGTTCAGGTCGATGACCGTCGAGCCGTCATCCGCGCGGAGCTGGACTGAGTCGGTGGAGATGTTTCCGATCACATGAGGCTGTGAATTAAACCCGACAAACGCAAACCCGTCCGACAGGTCATGGAGACGAAGCTCAGCTTGAGTCCGCGCAGGTACCGAGGCCGAGGTCCCAGACAACCACCAATTATCGATGCACAGCGTCGAGAAGACCACCAAGCACTCATCACCATTCGCAACTGGGAAGGTCAGGGTGTGCCCGCCGCCGTGTGGGAAGAACACCGGGACGTCGACCAGCAGCGGCAGCGTGATCCACTGTGACCCACCCTGCGGCAGGCGGATAGGCACCTGGATCGTCGGCTGGACAACCACGGTCATGGCCGTCGCGTTGAAGCTCTGAACCGTTCCAGGAAGTGCAGTCCACAGGCTCGCCTCCTGGCCGCGCATGAACGAGCGAAGCGCCTGTAGCGGGTCAGCAATGCGCTCACGAGGATCCATACTGTGCTCCTACTGTGTAAGGGCTGACTGAGTTGTTCGAGGCGTTGAGGGCAATGCAGGTCAAGTCGGTCTGCCAAGCATGGCCACGCGTGTCGCCAGAGTGCTCGACCACCAGGACCTTGTAGAGCCCGTCCGCGGCAATCTGGGCCAAGAACTGCGTATCTACGGCGTTGTCACCTTGGACCGGCTCGATTGCGGCCAGCTGGTTGTACGGGATATTGAACGGGTTACCCTTTGCGGCGATGGTCTTGTTGATCGACTTGTTGTCGATCTTGACAAGGCACCCGGTGCGCAGCTTGGGGTTCATCAGGCAGGTAGCCAGGACACCACCATTGGTCTGCTCCGGACGGCCAAGGAGCCCGGTCTGGGTCGTCAGCACCACGGCTTCACCAGCGCGATAGCCGGTCAGCGGGACTGTGTGGATGACTCCGTTCTCGATGAACCATGACTGCCCGGTTGTTGCCGCGTACTCACTTGCATAGTCCCTGATCATGCCGCACAGCACCTTCCCGCGAGGGAGGATCCCGCCAGGAGGAGCCGCAGACCCGGGAGCCACCTTGGCACCATACGGAGCCGCAGCTTGGTTCAGGGCGTTGAGCTGTGTACCGTAGGTGCTGCCAGCAGCCAGAGTGGTATTGATGATACCGAAGTTATGTAGCAGGTCACCGTCGGTCGCGAAGATGTCGAGGTACGTGTCGACGCCTTCACGGCCAGAGTGGTACTGTTTGACGGTGCCGGTGAACACCTCGCCGTAGTTCCCGTCGCCGACGTAACCGCCCTGGACAGAGACCTTGTTGAACT